CGGAAAAACTTGCTCGTGAAAATTCTGTTTACATGGACGAAAAAGAAGTGTATAATGTACTTCAGTCAGAAGGAATTTATGACACTTACGAAGCAATGAAAGGATATGACGAATGGCAGTAAGCCGTCGAAAGAAACTTTTACGAGAAAAAAAGTTAAGTATATATAGTATGGAACTGAAACGATCTAAGAAGTTTGCAGTTAAATCCACACCACAGGAGTTTAAAGAATATGTTCCGAGCCGGTCGTATTTACGCATACCTGAGCACATCCCCTCGTTCAACGACTTCACAAACAACGCAAATGCAACAGCAAAAGCAAAAGCAAAAGAATACTCAGGAGACTACGTCACAGGTCTCGCAACCCTCCACAAAAGCAACATCGTCCCAGTAGGTAAGGATGACGATCCAGTAGATTATGCAACAATGAGACGCAACTAATGGCTAAGAAACGTGTATTGACAGGAATTAAAGGAATCCCCATTGACAAAGGATTTGATCAATGTCACTACTATTTTGGTTATGATTTAGAAAAGAAAGACATTGCAAAAATCATTAAGAAGTGGGTGCATAAGACTTACGAGAAGTCTGATGTCTCCGCAATTCTTGCCTGTCCAGATTATTGTTTTCATGCATACTCTGGTATGGGTGCAGCCATTCATTGGATGAGTCTAGGGTATGAGTTTGATGAAAAGTATGCATCATACCCAGAACGAATTCGTGTTTACTTTGAGGAACTCATTGAAAAAGGAAATGAGATACTTAAAGAAAAGTATTCAGATGAAGAACCTAAAAGGATTCTGTCACCAAAAGAAAGATTAATTCTGAAAATCAATCGTACCGTAATGACTGACCTTGATCAGTTAGAAGACGAATGGTGCGAAGGAAAAAAGGCAACTCTTGATATCATTGCATCGTTTAAGATACATGAGTTGAAAGGTATGGCTGTCGAACCAGTGAAAGACCGATTGAAAGATATGTTACCAGAATATGAGGATGCATACAATAAAACATGTAAGGAAGCATACGATGCGTATAAACATCTTGGTAGACGAGAGTTAAGTCGTAGAATTAAATTGATCAAATCTATGATTGCGGATCTCGACAAATTCAAGGAAGAATCAAAATCACAGAGAAAGAGAAGACGCAGAACAGTATGATAGAAGATAACTTTTTATCTAAACCAAAATTCTCCAAACTCGTAGAGGATACTGTACGTGCCAAAAGAATCTCCTATATGGATGCCATTCTTTGGTTATGTGAAGAACACTCTATCGAGGTTGAAGATTGCCGAAAGTTTATTAATCCTATCATTAAGGATAAACTGGAGGCCGAGGCAAGAAGATTGAACTTTTTACCTCGTACTAATGAATTAGTGTTTGACTAATTCTCTACATTATGATATAATATACATTCATATTTCAGTTAATACAAGGACAATACGATGTCATTCGAAAATCTAAAGCGTAATCGAGATCAAATCTCAAAACTCATCAATGCAGCCGAGGCAGTCGGTGGAACCGCAGAAAAGAAATCCTACGTAGACGAACGATTCTGGAAACCAACAGTCGATAAGGCTGGTAATGGTTATGCCGTTATTCGTTTCCTACCCGCAGCGGAAGGTGAAGATCTTCCTTGGGTTCGGTATTGGGATCACGCATTCAAGGGTCCAACAGGACAGTGGTACATTGAGAACTCTCTGACTTCTATCGGTCAGACAGATCCAGTCGGTGAGTTGAACTCACGTCTCTGGAACTCAGGTATCGAAGCAGACAAGGATACTGCTCGTACACAGAAGCGTAGACTTCACTACGTGACCAACATCTATGTTGTGTCTGATTCTGCAAATCCAGAGAACGAAGGTAAAGTCTTCCTCTACAAGTTTGGTAAGAAGATCTTTGATAAACTCATGGATGTTATGCAACCATCTTTCGCAGATGAAGAGCCTATCAATCCATTTGACTTCTGGTCTGGTGCGAACTTCAAGTTGAAGATTCGTAATGTAGAAGGTTACCGTAACTACGATAAGTCTGAGTTTGAATCAACGTCTGCACTTACAGATGATGAGAAGTTGGAGACCATCTATGGTCAGGTGAACTCACTCACAGAGTTTACAGATCCAAAGAACTACAAGACTTACGATGAGTTGAAGGCGAAGTTGATGCGAGTTCTTGGTGAACAAGCAGAGGCGGGTGCTCCTACTCTAAAACAAGAATCTCAACTTAACGAACCGGCTCCACCTAAGTTGGAACCAGTTACCGCTGATGAGATTCCGTTTGATACCGATGACGGTGATGATACTATGTCGTACTTTGCAAAGTTGGCAAACGACGACTAAACCATCCTCATACCTCTGATAAATGGATCATTGAAATCAAATGGTTGAGATTGGACTGGCATCGCAGTGTTTGAGGTGCCACCTGATCTCACACTATTATCGGAGTTTACAATAATAGGGGCAGGCTGTTTCGCAGCCTGTTCTCTCTTTGATGCTTCCGATTCATTTACCATTGCACCAAATGCATTACCAATATTCTGTGGTTTAAACATTTCTTTAACTCCACTCATATCCATTTTTGGCATTTTCAATTTATCTAAACCACCAGCCCCAATCGCACCTTTGAGTCCACCCATTATTCCACCCATGTCACCCATCATTGACTGAGCAATTTCCATATCAGATGCACCGGCAGCTCTCATTGCATCTTCCTTTGCTTTCATCTTTTTCCCTTGAGCATGGCCAAACTGTGCCATTGGTGCAGATGCATCCATTATTTTACCCAACGTAGATCCTATCTGATTGTTTGGTACGACATTTCCCATCATACCTTGTTTCATTTTAAGTAGTTCTGGACCTTTTTCACCAACAAGATATGTCTTACCTCCCAATACAGATCCACCAAGTGCCCTTTGTCCATCAACTGGTACGGCGACGTATCCACCAGCATCAGCAGTTTCATCCATAGACATTTCGGACAGTTCGGGAGAAACTTTCCTATTAAGAAGTTTTAATTCTGCAAGAATTGCTCCACCATTAGATAGACGACTCTCGTCAAATAAACCATGCTTATCGCTATAATCAATGTCTTCCATTGCAGCTGTATTTGCAACTGTCTCTTTTGAAGTTTTCGCCTTTTCTTTAATACCAACGTATTCGGCGAGTTTTACTATCCAATCTGGAGTTATAAAATCAAGAAGTGCCTCAAAGTGTTTTGGTAAATCTCTCAACCAATCACCTATTGCCCTTCCGGCATCCATAATTATTTTTTCAAAATCAAATTCTTTACTGAGTTTGTCCCTATCTTCTTTAGATAAGAATCCCATTTTTTCACCAATCCAAAGACCGATTTCTTTAATGAGATTTAGAGGTGCTCCAACAAGAGAAGATAGCAAACCGGCTATACCTTCAGTAATCATATTAACCCAACCACCATGTTCATAACCTTTAATTGCGCCTTGGATAGTTGAAATGAGTGTTAATATAAGACCAATAGGTTTGAATAAAACTTTAAAGACTGTGCCAAGCATTCCTAAAGATTTACCAATCATATTAAATGTTGTACCACCGACAAATTTACCAATTGTTCCAAAAATTTTAGTAAGGAATCTAAAGAACTTAGTCATTACTCCGGCACCTTTGGCACCCTGTACTCCTTTTACAACACTTGCTATTGGTTTTCCATCAGGACCAAGCATCAAAAACCTATACAGACCACTTTTTAAGAAATTTACAAGTCTTGTATAACCCTTTACCACAATTCCCGTTAATGGGGAAAATAATCGTTTTATGGCTTTCGTTACACCTAATGAAACTGCAGCTACTGTCCTTGCAATGTCGTTAAATGTTTCATCCGCAAATGCAAGTACAGTTCCTATAAGTCCTGCAATTATAAGACCAAATTTCTTTACAAAACCAAGTATAGCAGTGATTATAGGTGCATCAGATACTTTACCTAAAAGTCCGCCGGACTTACTACTCTGTCGCTTTGGTTTTTCTATTTCATCTTCTCGACGTTTTAGTTTTTCTGCTCCCAATATTTTAAGGAACGCATCCATATTTTTGGCCAGTTTTTCAGTATTTTTTGCAGTTTGTTTTTGGACTTTATTGTCTTCTTTCAACTGCTTACTGATATCGTCAAGAGTCTTTGTCTTAGCCATTAGTTATTACCTTGTTGTCTCATTCTTTCATTTTCTTCTTCTATGTGATTCATGAGCATTGTTAAGTAAATTTCTCTCTCCCAAGGAATCATTTCATCTAGTTCAGTTAATGCGTAATTAAAATTTTGCATCATTTGAAAATTAATTTTGAAATAATTCTCCAAGTTATCATGAGAGAGACATATTAAAAAAAATCATCAAGTCCTTTTAGTTCTAGTTTATTTTGATGCCCACAACTAACACAATTAAATTTAACTGTGTGTTCTAGTTGGGGCATGTCTTGAACAAACTTAGATACTTCCTCAAATTGTTTTCCACTCATTGAATCCACAAATTTATTGATTTCATCTTTTGTTTCATGTTTCAACGAAATATTTTCTTCATCAGTCAATACAGAATCCATACATGCAATAATCACATCCATTGCCATTTCGGTTTCTGATTTGACTTTGTCTGTCATCGATCTTAAAATGTTGCTGTATGATGGATATTTTAATTTAACGGAGACTTTATCATTAAGTTCAACAATTTTTTCTCCTTTCACTTCACCCATTTTAAGTTCTTCAAGGTTTACCATTGTTTCATTTGGGCTTTCACATTGTTTGCATGGAAACTTAAATTCTATTTTTTCTCCAACAGACTTTGCTCGAATCTGTGTAAAAATATAATCAACATCGAATGTTGTTAAATTGTTTGTGTCTGCACCATCAACACAAGATGTGATTGTATTCAACATCGCATTGATAATTTGTTTCTTATCCTGACTCTCATTAGCCAACATAAGGATCTTTTGTTCTTTGACCAAAAATGGTCTAAATTTTAATTGTTCCCCTGTAGAGGGTACAGTCAACTCATACGCCGGTGACGCATTTAACGAAGGCAATGCCATGATTTATCTCCAAATATTAAAAACCAATTCCAACATTGATAAAGTTTTGCGAAGGTTTAATTCGCTTCCAGTTTGTAAAGGCGAATGACACTGTCAATTCAACCAACCCATCCATATCATTACTAAAAGTAATTTCATTAAATGTAATAGGAAATGCTTCATGTAACTCCACACTATACACACTTCCTCCTCCAAGTCCTACATTCGCAGATATAGGTCCAAGACTTCCAGAAAAACCCAACTGAGCCTTTCTTAATTGATGAATTTTAATCGACTTGGCATATTCACTTTTGTATTTAACAACTTGTGCAGTCTTCTGTCCGTCAGCAGACATACCATCATCAATCATAAGTTTATACCACTCATCAAAATAATTTTTTACACCATAATCATTTAACATCATAAATGTCATTGCGACTTCAGTTACACCATACCCGTATACAACTTTCTCATTTTTCATACCAACTTTGCGCTCAACAGTCAATACTTGTTTTCCAGGCAAAGATGCTCCTCGACATAATGTATTTAACTCTCGACTGTTAGGCATTGCGTCTGGTGTTAATCCTGGAATTGAAGGAATGAATGATGATACTTGATCTGCCACTCCTTGGGCCAATGATCCAGCGACACCACCTAAACCGAATGGAGGTTTTGCAGATGAGTTTTGCAATGGAGGCAACTCAATCATAAAGTTGTTGGATCTGGCAAAACCAAGTTTTGACGATGCCATTCCTTTTAGTTCCATTATTGATGCCATTAAATCATCCTTTTCGAATCTGTGTATACTCTTGATGACGAGACTTTAGCTTTTGATGCTGTAAATCTTGCCGTTGGTAAAAATGTTGCAATTTCCCATTCT